CCTTGCTTAATAAATCTTTTTTATTATTACCTAAAAGATAAAGATATCTATGCTTACCTTCACGTTTTACTGGTTTCCAGCCTCTCTCTTTAGCTTCTTCTTTAGATATGTTATGTCCATTTTGGCGTGGATGTCTCAGTCTTCCATCTGGATCTAAATAAAATGTTGCATTGCCTGAAGTGCCTGAATATATTGCATTTGTTGCTTGATAAATAACTCCAATGTGTCCTTGTGTGGCATCAGCAAAAGATAAAACAGCATTGTAATTTGGCCTGTCTTTTTTGAATTGCCTTAAAACTCTTGAAATAAACCAAGACTCAGCATTTTTAGGAACCTCATCTAATAATACAAGTCTATGTAGTTCAGTAACTGAACGCTTATGTTCTATACCAAATACACTAGCACATACTGCTTCGCTACAAGGAGTCGCAAATGCCAAAACTCCTATAAGATCATTACCGTTCAAAAGTCCATAACACATAGGACCATTGTGTATCCCGTGTGAATAATGGTATTTCTTTACAAATTCTTTTCCTAAAACTGTTGGTATTTTTTCAACACGGTAGTTAAAATTTTGGAGCGGTGAGGTCGGGATTGAACCGCCTTCTTCTATCTGGAACGATAGTTGTTCTGCCATTAAACTATCACCGCAAGTCTTAATCACAATCAGGTACTTCCGTATCCATAGTAGAGGCAAAATTAAGTAATTTAATCGCAAGGAAGTCTATGTAATTACTAGCATCAGCAAGTTCTTCTACCATCTCTCGAATGTTATCTGCTGGAGAGAAGGACTCAAACTTCTGACCCTTAGCGTGGGAGTACTGTGCGTGGCCTATGCCACGCACCCTGCTTGCACGTAAGGATGCAAAGGACTCAATAAAGGATGTTAGATCATCAGTGCTTACACCGTCGTTGCGGTAGCCTAGCACTGCTGGGTGATCTGCTAACGGGTTGCGATTGGGCGTATCGTTATTAACTCCCGCTGCCTGTCTATCTGCAGGACCTGAAAGCCCATATGCCGAATAGTCTGTACCATTACTAGCCATTCTCTATTACTCACCTTTCGCCTACCAGTAGGAGTTTAGTAGCCTCTGCACCGTGCATAAGGTAGTGGTCGTTAATATCCATACCTGATGGTAATTGTACTATTTGTGAGTTCATTATTTCACCTGCGACACGCTTAGCAAACTCAGCTCCTGGATTAGATCCATCCTCTTTAATATCGTTATCGCCTACTATGTAGACCGTATCGTAACCGCTAAACAACTTGCTAAAGTGTGGCTTCCAAGACTGCACGCCCGGTACTCCAACACAAGGTATACCTAGCACACCGCTAGTAACTACTGCATCTATCTCACCTTCGCAGATAACTATGTAAGGCGATAGCGGTATCAGATCCTTTACATTATAAAGGTGTGCCTTTTGTCCAGCAGGACTGCCATACTTAGGCTTGGCATTATCTAATCTTCTAAACTTAAAGCCAACAACCATATCCAAAGCGGTGATATATGGTATAGATATCCATCCTTCTTGATACTCGTGACCCGAATAAGGATCGCTAACGCTACCAAATCGGTACTTAAATGCTATATCGTTAGGTATTCCACGTTCTTCTAGGAACTTGAGCGCCTCTGGGCTTATCGCCTGTGTGTATCTTTGCGCTACTTCCGCTAACGATTTCTGTTGCGCGCTTGATGCCATCTCTGTACCCTAGATTCTCCATAATGCAGACCAAATTTACTGCGTTACCACCTTTACCACAGGTCTGACAATGATAAAGATTTGTACGTACATTCATAGATGCTGATCGGCGTGTATCGTTGTGCATAAAGCACCTAACGCTTACCTCCCCGCTGCCAGCTCTAACTTCACCACCAAAATAACTTACTATTGCTTCTATAGATATTGATTTTGCGTCAGAAGATCCCTTGTATTTTCCTGCTTTATGTGATCTAGACCAGTCTTGTGCTGACATACACACCCCTTATCTGCACATAAACTGTGCCAATACTTAGCGGCTCCAGTGTAGGAACTTTGATTAACCCTGTTTGCTTTAAGACAATTCAGGCAAATCATCTTGGACTTCTTCAACTGGTATGACTTCTTGTACTGGTTCCTGACTTGTCCAAATTGCACTGGTGGTCAGTTCTCCTTCTGGTGTTGGTGTCATTTTTGCTTCTCCTTTAACCATTGTGCTAGGTCTTGGATGACCCAGGCTTTATCAATTCCTGCATTGCGACGCTTAACTATTACATAAGATAGCGGTACTTCCCCAAGACCGCGAGCCTTTGCATAGTTAAGCGCCTCAACCTGTGCTTCTGCCCAGAACTCAGGCAAATTTAACGTTGCCCTGTTCTTAAGCTCAAGGATAAAAGTCTTGCCGGAAGCGACAACAACTATATCCCCTTCATCTTTACTGCCAGCTTTGGTAAGCCGTTCAGCAAGAGTACCCATTTTGCGCAGCCATTTGAGAACATCAGTCTCGAAAAGTGCGCCCTTTGCTTGGTTCTTACCCATTAGTCACAACAACTTTGTTAATCTTAAACTCTTGCTTGCCTTCTTCATCGGTAACCAATTCCATTATCCCAGACTGCAGTAAAGAACCAGCAAACTTAATTAAGTCCTCACGCAATACCGCCATTTCTGTTTCTAGTTTTTCAATCTTTAGTTTATTACCATACTCCGTCATCTTCTTTTCCCCTTTGCTTGTTGATCTAGCCCATACTTATGTATATTTGAATAAGCAATATCCAAATCAATGGCTCCGCAATTACAGACCAACGATTCCAAGAAGGGACAGTTAGAATTATGCTCTGCCAAGTCATTCATTCTTTGTCCTCTTGGTTTTCCCTTTGCTTTGCTAAACATTTGGTACAAGAAACCTGACCATCAAGGTCTACTGCATAATCGTGTATGCATACGGATTTGTATGTACCCCTCATATGGATTCTTGGTTTAATCATTACTCCACCTCTCCTATTAGAAAAACTTCCATACTAGCCACACAAGTAAAATTGATACAATAATCGCGCTGATGTAGAACGCAGTTANTTCACTCATTCCCTCACCTTTCCGAAGTTTCGGGCAATTACTTCAGCCGTACTTAGACCGCCCCAATAATCAGGACCAACCATTCCGCTATCATTCCCGCTTAATGTGTGACTCGCTATCGCATCAGCAATAGCATCGGCAGTCCAGCGCATCGTGGCTTCGTGTATCGGTTCATTCATTGTCATACTTATACCCTAACACGATTAGCGCGTAACCTATCAGCATCACTACTGCTAATCCTGCCCAGTACCACATCATTTAGCACCAGCCATAACTATCGCAGTTATGTCAATACTCTGACCGACTAACTGGGCATCTTCCTCGTCACTATCCCAGGCTGAGACTAGCAACCTTGCATTTTCTGTAAGGTGAAGGCGTAGCCAAGTAATGGCTTGTTCCTCGTCCTCTCCTCCCCAGATAGCTGATCCCTGGCTATTGACCACCTCATATAGGTTGATTAGATTGTACTCTTTAGGGTGAAAGTTAGTCATTGTGCTTATTCTCGCAATCTATGCAAGTCTCAGATCCATATTCCTTCATATCGTACTCTATCTCGCACTCATTACACTTAACCCACTCAGAGTTATCGTCAAAAAATGGGTCTACGTCGTAGCGATAGTCACTCACGGCCTGCACCCACAATCCTTGACTGGCACTAGGTGATCTCCACATATCATTCGTCGCCCTCACTCTCTTCTAAATTAAATAGTCGCGCCATAGCGCGATTGGCCATATTGATACTCTCGATAGCTTGCGCTATCTCTTCTTTTTCTAATTGATTATCCATTACTTGCCCTCTTCCTCTTTAACCTTACCGATTTAGTAAGATACTACCGTACTCTACCATACTACTAAGGGTAAAGTACGATAGTACGCCACTATCTTGCGCCCGGATACCTCCTAGATTTAGCACTCATTAGCTCACTAGGTGTTACCTCATCATTAACTATGTCACTGGTAATCTG